GAGATGGTACTTCTCCAAACCTTGAAGGTTTATTAGATGCAGGAAAGTCATCCGTTGGCTCAACTGCTTATGGATCTTACGCAGGTGGTTTGGGAAGAATCGGAGCTATCTATGGAGCAATCACCGACATTAGAGTGAATGCTTTCACAGAGCCAGATGCTATCGTAATCCATCCAAACGATTGGTCACAAATTGTATTGCAAGTCGATGAAGACTTTGCTGGTGATGCTACAGCAGGATATGCTGCTAAATCACCTGTATTCACCCAAGCCGGTGGATATGGTGGTGGCGTTGCTAACCAACTTTGGGGATTAAATGTTGTTCCAACAACTGCAATCTCTGAAGGAACTATCCTAGTTGGTAAATTCGGTGGTGGTGAAGCAGCTCATGTCGTAATGAGACAAGGTATTGATGTCGCAGTTAGCGATTCTCATGGTGAAAACTTTACAAAGAACATCATGGTGATCAGAGCTACAATGCGTGTTGGATTCCCTGTTTACAGACAAGCAGCTTTCCATAAGATCACAAGCGCTTAATAGCGTTAGTATTTAAGATATGGGGGCTATATGCCCCCATATTTTTTAGAGTTAACAACCGGTAGGTTTCAAAGCGATATACAGTAAGAGCATACTTAAGCCACCTACCACGATTAGAAAGGAAGAAAATGCCTTATCATTCAAAACCAAAACCAAAAAAGAAAAAACCTAAAAGAGGTAAAAAATAAGTTAGGATTAATACATTATGGCAGAAAAATACATTAAACCAGAAAAATCTATTTGGAAGTTACAGGATGGAACTATATGGGAAGGTCCTATGTCTGAACTACCAAAAGCAAATGCTGATTTAATTGCTAAAGCAGGTTGGGAATATCCTGAGTCCTGGTTAAAAGAGCAAGGTTGGGGTAAAAAATCTCCTGCTAAGAAAAAAGCTCCGGCAAAAAAAGCAGCTAAGAAAAAAGTAGAAACAAAAGCAGTCAAACCATCTGAAAATAAGTAAGGAGTAGCTAATGGCACTCTGTTCATACTCAGATGTTGAAACTATAGTACAACTAGATCTTGGTACATCTATTCAAACATCTTTAACTAATTCAATTATTCCATTTGCTGATACAACTATCAAAAACTATGTAGGTTATGATATTGAAGCAGCAGATCAAACTGAAGTTCTATTCGGAAACAACGAAAGAGAAATTCAACTAAAACATTTACCTGTAAATTCAGTAGCATCTGTTACTGAAGATGGTAATGCACTAACACAAGGTAATGAAAATGAATATGTTTTTCATTCAAATGGCAGACTCGAAAGAGTATTAGGTCGTTGGTCAGGTGCAAAACCTAAGAACATTACAATCACATACAATGCAGGATACTCAACAATTCCTGATGATATAAAGTTTACAAGTGCAAGAGTATCTGCAAGAATACTTATGTCTGCTTTAAATTTAAGCAGTCAGGCTAAAACAGGAGTTGTGGAATCACATCTCTCTGATAATACCAATGGGGCTGGTATGAGCGTAGTAACACAAGAAAGAATTGGAGATCTAAGCGTAGAAATGGTAGATCCATTAGCTTACTTTGATGGACCTATTCTTAGAGATTCTGATAAAATACTACTTAACGCTTATAAGAAACAAGTATTCGTGTAATGGATCTTGTTACATATACCTACCTTATCGGATTTTTAAATTATCATGGCCTGCTTTCAGTCCACCTGAATGAATATACGAGAGAAAAAATTTACGAAGAATCAATCGTAAATGAACAATTCGCAGAAATAATTCAGGGCGAAGAATGGAATATAGGGAAGAATCACTAAATAATCTACTGAGATTACAAGAGTTATGGTGGCAAGTTGATGCAAACTGTAAGGATGCCGATCCAGATCTCTTTTTTCCAGATCGTGGAGCATCTACAAGAAAAGCAAAAGAATTTTGTAATGCCTGTAAAGTTCAAGAACATTGTTTAGAATATGCCATAGTGAATGCAGAAAAGTTCGGTATTTGGGGAGGCTTGTCAGAGAGGGAAAGAAGAAAAATTCGCAAAGAGCGAGGATTGACAAGGAAAAGAAAAAATGCCAAGTAGAAAAGTACCTAAAGTAGAACAAGCTTACGAATTATTTATAGCAGATCCACATAAACCTTTATCAGAGTGGGCGAGAGAATGGGATTGTTCTCATGAAAGAGTTAGACAACTAAGAGAACAGTGTGGTCTTGATCCTATATCAGCAATAGATCACGAAATAGCAATAACTGTAATTGATAGAATTCGTGATGGTAAATACAGTCTTACTGTCAGAGAATTGTATGAAGATTTACCAATAGGCTTAGAACGATTTATGACTTGGATGCAAGATGATCCTGCTATATGGTTAGGTGTTAAAGAGGCTCAACAATATGTTGAAAAACAAAAATGGAATCCAACAGAAAAACAATGTGCAAAATGTGGTGTACTCCAACCTATACGACAATTTTCAAAAACCCAAAAATATAAAGATGGCAGAAAAAAAATTTGCAAAGATTGTATTAACAATCCATCAGGCAAGTTACTTGAAATACAAAAACGCAAAGAAGAAATTAAGAAACTAAAAAACAAATTATCAGACTAAAGTAAGTGTATGTCTTACAATTATCAAAATTATTTAAAAACAGATGTAACTATTCAAACTATGTCAACAGGATCAGTTGATGATAGAGGTCTTTATAATTCAGATTGGGCTACCGGAACAACAACTGTTGGAAGATTAGTATCAACAACTTCTGATGAAGAAGGTGGAACAACAGATCTTTTAGTAGATGAATTTCAACTTTATATACCTGCAACAGTTACAGTTGCAGCAAACAATAGAGTAGCAATTGGAAGTGACTATTACGATATAGAAGGTATAGAAAACAGAGAAAATCGTTTTGGCGATGTAGTTATAAAAGTTTTAAGGCTACGAAAGGCTAACTAATGGCTTTCAGGGGAGGGATGACCACACAATTTAGGTCTATCCTTTACAGTTTTTCTGCAGGTAAATTTGCATCTGGTGACTTATTATCACTCGGTATTGAGCCAAAAATGTTAAGAAGTTTAAGAAATGATTTTCTTAAAGTATCTAAACATTTAGGTGACTTACAATCAGTTGCTAATAAATCTATAGGTATTCGTGTACAAAGAAGAGTGGGTGGTCGTATTCTTGGCAGGGTTGGATCAACAATAATTCCACAAGGCTTTGGACCTTTAACTCGTTTAGCAAACAGAGCTTATGGTAGACAATCTTCAAGAATGTTGAATAGATATTTTGATAAAAAAGAAACAGGCAAATTAAAATTTGATGGCAACAAACTTACTAAAGAAGTAAGAAAAACTATTGAGCAAAATGATAGAGGTGCAGTTAAAGCACAATACATAAAGAGTAAAAGAGATTTAGGTGGTTTAGGAATAAATTTAAAAACATTTAATCCTGCCATGATATTAAAAGAAATCCAACTATACATGATTGCAAAGGTAACTACTGCTGCTCCAAAGAAAACAGGTAACTTAAGAAGATCAATTATTAACAGAGGATTTAGTGCTAGAAATTCAAGATATTTAGCAACAGGTAGATTGACTATTGGATCTAGTATGGGTAATCCAGGAACTGTTGCAGATATGGCTCCTTATTGGTGGAAAACATTATATCCTGCATATTATTTGAATCAAGCAGGTAGGAAATATTTAAGACAACCAACTAACCCAGATTGGTTTGGTAGATCAGTTTATAAAGGTCTACAAAGAACATTAGGTAATGATGCTGTGCAAGGTCTAAGTTATACAGATTTACAACCTAAACACCCAGGTCAAGAAAGCTTTGTATTATCTGAAAGAAACTTTAAGGATCTAGGTGAAATAGACTTACCTTAAAAAGTCTTATGTATAATTAATTAGTTAAGTTAGGAGAAAAATGCCAGGTGTAAACAGCAATATGAATGTACCACCGGATCCGGAAATTGTAGCTAGAGCTTGGGCTTTATCTAAAACAAGCATAACTGATGTCGTAGGTACAAGAATTGCAACTAGATTGCCACAAGGTGCAACAATGCCATTTGTTGTAGTAGAAAATGGTGGTAGTGGATTACTTGATGAAGATTCTCAAGCAGCTGTAAACCTTACAGTTATTAACTTTTATTGTTATGCAGGTAGATGGGGAGGATCTGGAAGTAAAGGTGAGCCAGATTACACAACTGCTAGCAACTTAGCTCAAGCAATATATAAAGAGGCTTTTATCGAATCTAACACACAAGTTACTACTTCAAGTGGTGTAAAAGCATGGATTTATGGCATGAATGTAGTAACTGCTCCACAAAGAATTGAAGAAGAAGAAATTATACTAGCTAACTTTTTACTATCCTGTCGAATGACTTATCGCTATTCAGAATAACCTTAAATAACAAAAACATCATCTAATATTACTTTTGAGGTAAATATGGCAAAATATAAAGTTAAAGTTAACCCAGCTTACCCTGCCGATTCAATCGGTGATGAGGTGAGTGGTTTGACATTTACCAAGAATGATTGGACAGAAGTTAATGGGACTGATTGGAAAAGACTAAAAGAATCCAAAGGTCGTTTATGGAATGAGTACAGCATACCTAGACTCATAGCAGAAGGCGAAGATTGGGAAGTCGTTCCTGTCAATCAAACTTTCATAGAATCAGACAATGATGATATGGATAGCGATGAGGTAGAAGACATTTCTGATGATTGGTATGGATCAGAGGAAGAGTAACTAATGAAAATTAGTTTGCAAACTAATTACAAAAGTATAAGTTAGGAGAACTATATGGCTACAAGTTATAATACTTCAGGTGCAATATCTGATGTTCTCATCGGAACAGGTGTTCTTTATGTAGGTGCAAAAGGTAGTACTTTCCCTGCACAAGACACAGGCGATGCAACAGCCTGGGCAGACAATGATTCTGCTTGGACTGATGTAGGATACTCCGAAGATGGATGGACTCTTGAATATGATAAGACTTTTGAAGACATCATGGTCGCAGAAGAAATTGATCCTATTAAGTCTGTAAAGACTGCACAAGAGATTCGTTTAACAGGTACACTTGCTCAGGCAAGTATGACTGCTATTAAAGAAGCATTCGGTGGTGGTACTATCACAGAAGATGATACCACTAACTTTGCTTCAGGATTTGATACATATACTCCACCTTCAACTGATGACTTTACTGAAAAATCACTTTTATTAGTGACAGAAGGTCCAGGAGGTGCGATTAGACAGTTTCATATTCCTAGAGCTGTGAATGTAGGTGCTTTCACAATGGCTCATCAAAAAGCTCCACAAAAAGTGTTGCTTGCTGTTGAGTTCAAGATATTAGTACCAGATTCAGCTTCTACATCCGTGGGAACAACAAATGGTAAACAAAATCTATTCAAGATTATTGATAATACCAATGCTTCAACAGAAGGAAGTGTGAACTAAATTTAATGCTTAACTAGATGGGAGGAAAATTATGAGTAAGCGTTTTAAAGATTTTGATGCTGCTAAGGATGCCTTAGAGCAAGATGAAATAGTTGCGAAGATAAATGGTAAGGAATACAAATTCCCACCATACTTAACAGCTAAAGTAGTTTTGAATCAGTTGACTTGGATCAACGAAGATGGCAGCCTAGCAGCTTCAGATCTTCCGATGTGGTTTAAAACAGTTTTCGGAGAAGATAACTTTAACGAAATTTCAAGCGATGTCGATTTCCAAACTTTACAAGATGTATCTGCATGGTTGATGGAACAATATGGTCTCAATCAAACAGAAATCGTAAATGACCAAACTGATGATGAAGAGGGTGATTCCCCAAAATAATTTATAAGACTACTGACATTGTTGATCAGTGGTCTTATGTAGAATCCGACTTCAACAAGATCTATAATATTTTGGAGCCTCTTGATTTGGAATGGCGCAAATTTTACAGATTACTTAGTACAATGCCTATAGATAGTTCTTTATTCTACTCATCTCGTACTGAAGAAGAATCCGATGAGCCTGAAGAAGGTTGGTGGAAAGAAGAGTTTGATAGAAGAAGGGGAAGAAGAAGAGAAAGAGTTCCTACAACTATCGATCAGATGATGGGAGACCAACAAAGAATAGCGAGAAACGATGGAACAAGCAACGATAGGTAATGTAGAAGTAAATATAGGTGCTATTACCAATTCCAAACAACTTAAACAAGATGCTCAAGAAGTTGCTGATGAGAACATAAAGGCAGTCAAAAGATTTCAAGGATCTTTAGGTGCAATCTCTACTATGAGTTTGGCAGGCATCACTGCAGTAGGTGTTGCCATGATAGGATCGGTCAGAGCTGCTATCGCATTCGAAGATACATTTGCAGGTATAAGAAAAACAGTTGAGGCATCTGAATCACAATTTGCATCATTAGCACAAGAAATTAAAAACATAGCATCTGTAGCTCCTGTATCATCAGCCGAATTAAATAGAATTGGTGAACTTGGTGGTCAGTTAGGTGTAGCAGTAGCTAACTTACCTGATTTTATAAAAACTGTTTCTACCTTAGCTGTAACAACAAACCTTACTGTAGATGGAGCAGCTTTAGGTCTCGCCAGGTTAGATGCTATTGCTCAAACAAATGGTGAAACATTTGATAATTTAGCATCAACAATAGTAGATCTTGGAAACAACTTCGCAGCTACAGAATCAGAAATCATGACAACAGTTTTGCGTATTGCACAGGCAGCAGCGCAGGTTGGTGCAACAACACAAGATGCTTTAGCTTTTGCTACAGCACTACAAGCTATTGGTGTTCCTGCACAAGCCGGTGGTACTGCAGTAGCTCGTGTATTCCAAAGTATTCAGTCTGCATTAATTCAAGCACAAGGTGAAACTACTGAGTTCGGTAGAATAGCTGCAGCATCAGGAAAAGTAGCTGCTGATGGTTTTGATGAATTATTTGGAGAAGATCCGGCTAGAGCTGTCCAATTCTTTATAGAAGGATTAGGTCAGTTAAACGACACAGGTGATGATGTTATCTCCAGGTTGGAAAGATTAGGACTATCACAGAGAAGAACTACTTTAGCAATATTAGGTTTAGCCGAGGCAGGAGATTTGGTAAATGAAGTATTAGACACTGCTCGACAAGCTTTTGAAGATAACTCAGCAGCAACAGAAGAGGCTTTGAAAAGATATAAAACTTTAGCATCACAATTACAAATTACTCAAAATATTTTTGCTGAATTAGGTCAACAAATTGGTGACAATGTTACTCCACTAGTAGCTAGATTAAATCAAACTATTCAAAGAATTACTTTAGGTTTGATACAAAGTGAAGATGGTTTTAACATATTGAAAAATGCTTTGAAGTTGTTTGGTATTGCATTAGCAGCCACAATAACCCAAATGCAAGCATTCCAAGCCTTACTTGGTGCTATATCTAAACATCCATTTATTGCAACTCTTTATGCAGCTGCCACTGCTTATACAGTTTTCAAAACATCTACTCTAGCCTCTGCAGGTGCAGTAGAACAACTTAGAAGACAATTAGATGCGTTTACAAGCGATGGTGATATTAGTGCTGAAACATTAGCAGGACTTATAGATCAAACTAATGAATTCCAAAACCTTGGTGATATGCAATTCTTTGATCCTGCAAAAATAAAACAGGATTTAGCTCTAGGTCTTTCCGGATCTGAAGAAGAAATTGCTCAATTCAAAGAAAAATTTATTAACGACCTAAATCTTGCCAGATCATTTGCAGCAGGTAAAGATATACTTACTCAATTTAATGATCAATTAATGACAGGTCGAAGTACTGCAGAAGATATTATTGCTACTGCGCAAAAGCTAGCAGGTGAAGATGGAGCGATACAAGACACTATTTTAGATGTAGAAGATGTTGTTAAGTTTGTAAACATGTCAGAACAACAAAGATTAAATGCTCTTGTAAATGCACAACAAATAGAAGAAGAATACAATGCTGTTTATAAAATATTCCAATTACTTGTTGATGCACAAGAAGCTAATGCAAAAGTCAAAAAAGAAAATCTAAGAATACAAGCACTTGAAGCCTTGGGTATTAGAAACTTCAATAGCTTAACAGCAGATCAGCAAATGCAACTTCTTCCAATGATAAAAGCTATGGAAGAAAAAATAAAAGCAGGAGAAAAATCTACTGAGGTAACTCAAGATATGATTGATGCTGAGACTGAGGCAGAAACTATATTCGATAGAATTGCAAAAAATACAATTGAATCTGCAGAACAGTTGTTTAGTAGCTTAGATGAAGTTGGTGACTTAGCTGCTAAATCAGGTGAAGAAATAAATAAAGCATTAGCAGATAAAATTAGACTAGCTGATGTATTTCAAGCACAAATAGAATATCTTAGGCAACAAGGATTTGATGATGTTGCACTAGAGTTTTCAAGATTAGGTCCTGAGTTTGCAGCTACATTACAAAATTTAATAAATGATCCAGATGCTTTAAATTTAAGAGAGGCTTTATTAGAGAGAGCTAACTTATCAGAATCTAATGAATTAAAAGATGCATTGTTTGGATCTGACAAAGAAATACAAGATAAAACTGCTGAACTTGGTCAAGCATATATTGATGGATTAGTATCAGGTCTAGAGGAATCAGCACCTGAATTGTATGATTCTGTAAAACATATATTTCAAAAAGCAATTAATGTTGGTAACGATACATGGGGAACACAGTCACCTTCTAAAGTTACAAAAGAATTAGGTAGTTTTGTTGTATTAGGTTTTGTTGAAGGATTACAGCAAACATATCCAAAGATGGAAAAAGAATTTAAAGGTCAAATGATTGATCTTGTATCAATAGCAAAACAATCTGCAAATGAAGCTAAGAGTGCAATCAGTGGAGCTTTTTCATCACAGTTTAATTTATTTGGTGCAAATCAAAGTGTGATTACAGGTGAACAAAAATTAAATGATTTACTTAAGGAAAGAGAAAAACTTCTTAAAGGAAATACCGCTGCACAAACAAAAGCTATCGAAGATGCTAGAGATAAAAGAGATTTCTTAAAGATTGCTTATCAAGAAGGAACTATATCTCTTGCTGAATATCAATTAGCTGAAGAAGAATTAGCAGAGGCTGAGAATGCAAGACAAGTTAGACTAGATGAAATAGATGCTCAAGTAGAACAAGCAAATGTTCAACAAGCACAAAACCTATTTAACTTAGGAAGGCAAGCATTTGAATTACTACAACTTGGTCCTGAAGCAGTAAATATATTTAAAGATCTAGCAAGTACATTAGGTGTTGAAGATTCTGTTATCGAATCTATTACAGGTAAAACAGAAGAACTTGCAAACACAATAGGTCAAAAGTTTGGTGGCAAGATGGATGAAGTTGCACAAAAATTCTTTAATACAAACATGAGAATAGAACAAGAAGAAATAATTATCAATGCTGATAATACAGGTGCAATCATGACAATATCAGAAGTTGAAAATTATCTTTCACAAGTTGTTGGTCAAGATTGGAAGGTAAAATTAGGAGTAGAGGGACCTTCAGGAACAACTAGATCTGGTGGTGGAGGTGGAGGTATTGTCAGTGCCATGGCAGGTGGAGGTAGATTACCTGCTTATGCAAATGGTGGAACACTTGCATCAGGTTATGGGTTAGTCGGAGAGTATGGTCCTGAAATAATTAGAGCAATACCTGGAGGTGGGGTAGATATTACACCTATAGGTGAAACCGGTGGATCAAATATAAATATTTCTAATCTCAATGTAAATGTTACAGGAGTTCCTTCAGATCCTATGCAAGCTAGAAAAGCTGCACTTGCTATAAGGAAAGAACTTAGCAAGTTAGATCGAGAAGGTACAATAGGGACAGGCATAAGAGGTAGATAGTGGACAATAAGCAAAAAGAGAATATGATATATTGTCAAAAAGATGGCTGTTCTGATTATTTTTACCAAATGGCAGATTACAGAATATGTCCAAAGTGCAGGTTAAAAAATGGCTAACACAGTAACAATAGGTAGATTAACTTTTACTTCTCCAGGAACACTAAATGACTCTAGATCCGGAAATGATCATGTACTTAATATAAATGGTAAGTTTGTTACAGAAACATTAGCAGAAGTAAAATATCTTAGAGATGAACTTATTGCTTGTGCTAATGGTTATTATACAGTTCCTTTTACATGGGAGGGTGACAGTTCTGTATCAGGATATGTAAGAGTAAATAGTGCATCTGTTGATACAACTAGAGTTAGAGTTGGTGGATATGCTTATACAATAGATATGACTTTTTTAGGAAATATGGGGGAAGTAGAATTTGAAAGTCAATTGTCAGGAGCATTTATACAAAACGATCACTCCTTGACATCATCCACAACACAGTTTTACGCTCCACCTACAAATCATTATTCTCACGATCATACAGGTAGTTTAAATAATTTTACCAGATCTGGAGAAGATGGTGATATACAAGTAAAGTATGGATCAACAGTCAGAAGTTATAATGCTAAATATTTAGTTGATCCTGCTGATTTTTATAAAAATGGTTGTAAAATATTTACTGATGATGTCAGTGATGTAAGTAGGTTAAGATGTGGTTTAGAGTCTCCAAATAACTCTCCTGCATCAACAATATTACAAAATGGTTTAGTAAAAATGACTTTTACAAATGATACAGATAAATCAAGATTTAAAATTTTTTCATATGATGGTAATGGGTATAAATCTGAGAACACATTTGCAGTTTCAAGAGGTACTTCAGAAACAGAATGGCAAGGTTGGAGATCTATACAGATATTAAAAAATACTCCTGAGGTAGCAACTATAAGACTTACTAGTTATCATGATGCAACTACAAAAGATCAAAGATTAACTTTTGATGTAACACTAAGAAGAGGTGCAAGACATTTTTCAATTGTTGCTACACAATGGTCATCTGCTCAATTTAATATAAAACCAACTACAACTGTAGGTTATGATGATCAAACAAGTTATGCCATAGAATCAAATGCTGATGCAGATGGAAATCAAGTAATTTTAGGAAGTCCACAAAACTTCGATGTGGATACAACAGATGGTGGAATTGAGAGTACAGCTAGTACTGCTACTCTTAAAGCGTTCATAGGCTTTGTCTTTGATGGTGGCTCTGCTACTTCAATAGATACTGCTACTAACATAAGGGATCAATATCTAGATAATGTCTATGAAACTGTAAGACTAGTGAAATCATGAGTGTTACCGAAAAGTTGATGGCTCCAGGTCAGTTCAATCTGACACTAGATAAATCTATTACCCCTAATACTATCGTTAACTCTATAGATGCATGGGGACAGATTGTTATTGTTCCTGCAGATTTAAATGTAAACGAATTCAGTGATGCTACTTTACTTGATGCAGCTAGCTATGTCGGAATAGTATATTCTTTGGAACTAGGTGAAGAAGATAGTGTAAATATATATGGACAAGGTTTAACTGCTTATCTAGGTGATAGTGATACAAGAGGTATGCCAATATCAGAAACAGGAGGTAACTCAGGTGTCAGATCATACTCAGGATCTACATTAGAAAATGTTTTAGACCATACAGGAACTCCAAAAGGTTTATTAAGAGATGAGGCAGGTAATCAAGGTGCTATTAGAAAAGGAACTATTACCGAGCCTAGTGGTACCTATACAGGTAAGCATTATACAGAATCAGCATTAAAAGCTATAAAGTATGTATGTCAAGATCTGGGTGTAGAGTTTAAAATTTCTACCACAGGTTATTTAGATGCAGGACCTGTTGGAGATATATTTGCAGGACACTCTTCCGATCCAACATCAATAATTGTTAGAGATGCTAGTGGTGAAGATCCAAACATAGATGGTATTGCTACCACAAGTTTGCTAGCACAGTATGATGCATCAGAGTTTGTAAGTCAAGTAGAACTTATTGCAAATAAATATGGTGCTGAGGCAAACATAGGAAACGCTACTGCATCAACAATACCTTACAAAGATTTATTCGGTAACAATCTTAAAAGAATCCAATATGTTTCAGATCCTCAAACACAAGGAACTAGTAAAACTGATAGAGCTACATCTTATTTAAATGAATTAAATACAGTAAAGAAAACCTTGAATGTATCTTTAGAAGAATATGACATATCAGGAGACTTTGTCGTTGGCGATAAAATCTTTATCTATGATCCTGATATAGGTTTTGTTGATACAGAGGCAGATAAAACATTAGATGGTAGGTCAAGTTTATTTGAGGCTGTGTATCAAGGGCAAGTTTTAAATCCTACAAAGATAAGGATATTAGGAATTACATGGCCTGTTAAACAAGGTTATGGAGTTTTCTATAGAGATAAAGATGGTAACTATACAGAGCTTACTGATTATTGTGTTTTTGAAGAAGGAGATGTACAACTAGAAATTGGTGATGTTGCTCCAACAATAGGTGAAAGTTTAGGATTCAGTGGTTATACAGTAGATCAAACAGGATCACCTGATAAGTCAGTACCTGGACAGCCAACAGATTCAAATGGTAATGTCGGTCTAAATACAGTTGCAGGAACATACTCTGATGGTAATGGTATATCTAAAGCTTTTATAAAAGTTACTTGGAATCAACCTAACAATACAGATGGATCAAGTATTACTGATGGTGCGTATTACAGACTGAGATATAGAGTTGTGCAAGACACTGATGGCAATAATATTATTGATAGTACTGACACACAAGTTACAGAATATATTTATTCAACTGTTGATTTCGGAACTAGAGAATTTATTATTTATGATTTGTCTCCTAATACATATTATGAAATAGGAGTACAAGCAATTGATACAGCAGGATTTGATAGTGCTTTTTCTACTGTTAGTTCAATACAAACACCTTCTGATGCAGGTGCGCCAAATAAACCTGATGGTTTTGCAACAATAGCTTCTAATCCATTAAGAGTTCAATTTATACATAATCTTGGTCAAGCTAAAGATAGTGATGGAAATGCAGTCAGCCCTGTTGTTGATTTCACACTAGCAAAAGATTTAGATCACTTAAACATCTACGCATCTACAACGCAAGGATTTAATTTAAATTACAACTCAACAACTAAAAAAGTAACTAGTTCAGGTTTTAAAATTGGTGAACTAGTAGCTACCTCTGCTCATATACAAAATGGTATAGCTGCAGTAGGTTATATTGATCTGGACAATGCATCAACACATTACTTTAGAGTTACAGCAGTAGATAGTTCTGGTAACGAATCAGAGCCTTCCGATGAACAATCAGGTAATGCCGAATTAGTACAAACATCACATATTGCAAACCTAGCTGTAACAAACGCACTTATAGCTAACGCAGCAATTACAGATCTAAAAGTAGCAGATGTTTCTGCAGGTAAATTAACAGCAGGAACTATATCAGGTCAAGAAATTATTTTAAATGTAAGTGGTGATACAGGTAACGACTCAAGTATCAGATCCTCAAATTACTCTGCAGGATCAGCAGGTTGGAAAATAAATTCAGATGGATCTGCAGAATTTCAAAACGCAACTATAAGAGGCGATTTAAATGCATCAGACATAACATCAGGAACTTTATCTTCAGACAGACTTGACACTGATTTTATAGCTGTTGGTGGTGCAGCAAGTGATGTGAACTCAGGATCAACAACTATTGATGGTGGCAATATAACTACAAACAGTATTACTACAAATCAATTAAACTTTACACCTTATCAAGATGGAGAAGACATTGATAGTGGAACTCTAGGTGGAATAACTATCGATAG